GGCGGTGTGAAGTTAGCCAACTTTGCGGCTCGTCTAACTTTCTTCCACCACAGGTGCCCTGTTTGTTCCAATACCGTATTATACTTCAATTCAAGACCGATGTCAGTACGCTGGAACCAGAAGTGCTTGTTTACGTTGTTCGTAAAGAACTCTGAAAGGGCAGCCTCATCCAGAATGGACAGGTTGATGACATTCATATCTTCGTAAACGCTCATGATGTCTCCCTCTCAGGTTAATGGTTAAACAAGTCTAGCTGGTCTTTGGAAGCGATTTCATTCAACAGCGATTCCATCGACTTTGTTATTTGTTTATATGTTGACTGTTCCGCCGAAATTTTTTTGAGGCAGGCATTTATGGTTTTAGCGGCATTTTCGATGATAAAATCACGCTTATCGGGTACTTTTTTGCTCTTTGCCTGTCTTTTTTCCTCTGCAATCAGCGGATTAAGCTCTTCAATGCGTTCCTTAGCATAGCCAATCACCGCTTCATACTGCTTGATTCGACCACCATCCGTGGTCTCCTTCATGAGGATGTTGTCGAGAATCATCGCATCCTTCGGACAAAGCTTGTACTCGTCGATAATCTCATCGACCTTCGCTCCCGTCGGTTTCAAGACTGCAACAGGCCATGTAACTCCTGTCTTAATCTGGCGGATGCGCTCGGAAGCGATATGCACGATTTTCTCGTAGTCGAGCTTCCTTGCTTCGTTCTGGGTCATGCCGCCTTCCGCCTTGGTGCGGAGCGTCCTCTTGGCGAGGTCTGCATCGAACGGGTTCAACTGGAACTCAATCCATACATCCCACGGCTGGATTTTATGTTTTGCGTAGTCAGAGTTTCCTACATTGTGATTTCTCACGCTGTCGGTAGCATTGTTCACTTCTTGCATTCGAGTCTCCTTGATTCGATTACTAAAATAAATTATTGTGAGGCAAATCTATCACGAAATCTTCTTTTTTTAGAGAATTGAACTCGTATGGTTTCTCATCGGGATATCCCAACGGGTTGATATAGAGGTTTCCAACATGGTATGCGGTATGTGTATGGCCCGCACACCAGATGGAATGCTGTTTCAACATTTTGATATACTCAGGCGAGAAATAGTAGTAGACCGAGTTGAACTTGGCATGCTCGTCTGGCACTCGGAAATTTATCGGGGCATAGTGAGTAACCATCACGTCGGGCTTCAATGCGAGGACGGACCTGCACTGCTGGTTCAACCTCTCCCTGATACGGGAGATGTCGTTGTTCATGTAGTTCCAGAACTTGCCGTCATACGTGTTAGCGACCCAGTTGCTATCAACTTCCTGCTGTGTATGGGGAGTATCGAGGTATCTCAGGTAGGTATAGTCCCAGATTCCAGTACATCCGCCAATGGTCACGCCGCAGATGGTTTCCGCATTGCCGTCCAGCAAGTGGAGGTTGCCGATGGAGTCGGCCAGCTGGTGGAAACATTCAATCTTTTCTTCTGTCGTCTTGAACTTGCCATAGTCAACATGGGTTGTCATGTCGTGGTTTCCAAGACAAAAAACGACATGACTGTACATGTCGCATAGCCGTTTTAGAATTTCCTTGGCAGCATTAAACTTGCTTGCAATATCGCCTGGGACAATCAGCATGTCAGCAGGAAGGAAGTTGGATACGAACGTATCCATCGACATCTCCTTTCTGTAATAGTCGTAGTGAAAATCCGAAAAAACAAAGGCCTTCATACCACAAAGATAGGATATGAAGGCCGTATTGTCAATAGGTGAAATTTTGCGTCGGCGGAGCCTTCGAGTACATATTGTCGAAACGGCTGAATCGTTTCTTCGTGAAAGCCCTCTTGCCGCCAGGAATATGGTGCCATCCGAACCACAGTTCGTCTGGGCCAGATATATAGTCACTAGGGATTTTCCCGTTGAACTTTATGTCTTCGATGTATGCCATCCTGTTAGAGAGGTCAGCATACTTACGCTTGGTCTCTGGGTTGTCCGCTTCCTCAATTCCGACCATGAAAGGATGCATCATGGCCTTCTGCAAGCAATACTTGCCGATGAGCTCAGCTATTCCACCGTTTTTTAGGGCTGCCTTGATTTCAGGGTCATTCTCGTATGCCGATATCCCAGCGCCACGGGAAGGGAACTTCATTCTGAGGCAATCACGTTCCCATTGGAGATACTTTCGGAAGTCCGACCTGTCCTTACGACGACGGTCGAACATCATGTTCAGCCATGCCTTTGCCTGTGCATCGGAATCGTACCTCTTTTCGGCATCGCTATATACGCCTGCTGAGGCAAAGTCCTTTATTCGAGGAATCCATGTAAGCGAATGAAGGTCTACATCAAACCAGTTGTCCTCGGGTACTTTCAAATTATACTTGTCCCTCAGTTCTTGCCACTTCTTGTTAATCTTGTTGAAAAACTCTTCCCTCGTATGCGGTTGGCTACTGAGGTACGTGGCATACGTGTCCATCCTTTCGTTCACGTCATTTATGATATCGCCCATGTTCTCGCCGTTAATCTTGGGGCGGTTGGCGATAATCTTATAAAGGTTGCTGGTAGCTTCCAACTGGCTCTTGGTGAGTCCAAGCTGAGATATAGCTTCCATGAACAATGAGTAGTTGTCAGTCATACGCATTCATCCCAAGTAAATTTACTTAACAGTCTTATCCTTTTGTTCAAGCAGGTGTTGCAGATGGTTGTCTATAAACATTATCTCCCAGTGGTAGGAGTTCACAATCCCGTTCGCAATCCCAGCGACAAGCGTACCCGTTCGGTTACGGTACACGGCGTAATGACGTTTCATCCTGTCGGCAATGATGGTGACCACGGAATCCTGGTAAGTTATCCCATGCATCTTCTTCCCGAGGAGATTGACTTCATCTACGTTCTTTCCGAATCGTTTCAGAACATCGACTGCACGCTGTATCATCTCAGCAACGTCGTAGTTGATGAGGAGTTTCGGTGCGTTCTGGTCGATTATCTGGCTGGTCTGCATTACCGCTTGCATATAAGAACCGATTCGTTATACACATACAGTTTATAACAGATATCCGCCCGCCCAAGGTTATAAACTATGATTAAGTGAGGTGACTCTAACTATGCAAGGACTATTCTCCAAATCTCTTTTCGAGCGCATCGACAAGCTGGATACCAACCTTAGGATTTCCAGCGAATGGGCTAAACGAAAGTACAACGAGTTCAACTCTCGTTTCTTCGGCGGCAAACTGCCACAGGACGTCAAGTTCGAAATGTCTGGAACGACAAACGCTGTCGGAGACGCTTCATGCATCGTCAGCAACATGCCGTCCCCTGGAAGCATACAAGTTGGCGACAACTACGTGGGCAAACTCAAAATCCGCCTTTCAAACTACTTCAACGACATTACCGAGACCGAGGCCGAGGAAGTCCTACTCCACGAGATGATTCACATCTGGCAGTACGTCACCATACCGAAGGCCCAGTGGGGTGCCAACATGCACGGAACATCGTTCACGAACAAGATGAACGAAATCAACAGGATGTCTGGCGGAAAGTACAACGTGACCGCAACCAATGATTCCAGCATGAAGGCCCGTCACGCTGACGACCTCATGAAGAACAAGAAGGAATACGACGAACTTAGCGAATCGAGACTCATGTTCATCAAGGACAAGAATAACGACAGCAAGGTAGACGTAATCAGATTCAAGAACGAGGACGACATGAACCAGTTCGCCGAACAGTTCGTACCCATGCATGAACTCGAAGTGACTGGAACAGCAGCCCCACACGACATCGACGCTTACAGGTACAGGTTTGGTGCATTGAAACCAAACACGGAAGATAACCGCAACGGATACTACATCATGAACAAGAGGGATATCGACGAGGCCAAACGCCTTGGTGCAATTTCCTAGGAGAGAATACAATGTCATTGAAGAAAGAAATGTTCGAAGCCGAAATCAAGAAACTGAACCTGCCCTCCGCAATGGAAGCGGTGATTTCAGACCTTCACGACGCAACTTTCCCAGAGCATGACGACACTGAGTTTGTCGAGAAGGATTGGAAATCAGTGGACAAGGACCTTGGCAACGGAACGTCGTCGGTCGAAACCACATGATATTTCCACTTGTGGTCTTAGCAATCGTCGTCCTGACCATTTTGCTTTTATCGGGAAAGTTATAAAAAAAGCGGGTGTTCTATCCGCTATTTTCATATCCGTTCTACATAGTTTAGAGAAACCCACCCGTCAGTGGTTCGACCCCATCCACGCCTTTCAGCATAGATATTTATCTGGGTGCCCTTCTCATATTTCGTGACAACATTTCCTACAATGGGAGCTTCACGACAATTCAGATTTGCCGTTGTAGTTCCTGAATACAACGGGTTTCTAGGAAGCTTTTCCTTACCGATGATTTTAAGGAAGTCATACCAGTTGGATAGGCAATCCTCGTTCCTCGTCCACGGTTGCGGGCATTGCTTTCCGCTAATGCAATGGTGCATGATTACGTGGTCGAGAGGAATATCGTATTCCTTCATAAGCTTCTTTGCAAGCAATGCTGTACGTTCGATAACCTTGTCCGAAATACTCCAATCAGTATCAGTTACTTTGAGTGACTTGGTATTCTTCTTGTCGGAACACATCTCAATCGAGATACAGTTTGCATTACGAGCGGTCTTGTACAACGTTCCGCCAAGCGATGTTGTAAATTTCTTGTACAACTTGTCCCCAACTGCCCAGCAATACTGGTTCCTTATGTCTGGGTTGAACTGAACAACCTCATCTTGGTCTACAATAAAGTCAGCGCTTGCTTTTTTGGACTGCTTTCCAAAAGAAGTTGCAATCCATTTTGCCGTTCCAGCCTTGGAACTCGTGCCCGCAGTGTAGTGAATAACGAGATATTCTATCGGGCGGTTCTTTTTAACAGTTACATTATACATACTATGCACCAACGTCGGCACCGCCACCACCGCCTTCGTAGCAGCCAACAGCACAACCTTGCTTGTACGGTGAGTAGTTCATCCTGTTCGGGGAAGCATATCCAGTCACCATCGGCTGTGCAGTCGTGTTGAAGCAGTTTACGGGATACTTGCTCGGGAGATGCTTCTGAGCCCTGTCCATCATCTCCTTGATTTTGCTATCCGTCTTAATCGTCCCACGCTTCCACTGAATCTTCCCTGGGAAGAGTTCCTTCATTTCCTCTTTCGGGTCACGGTTGGCGTTCGGGTTAGTGGAAAGGGTCATCGGGTTCTTGTATGACCCCATGTCGTTCGAGTGAGAACTGTTTGTAGCCATGGGCGCCTGGATAGCGTCATGGATATTGTGGTTCTCGGCCATCGGGAGGGTCAGGTGTTGTTCAAAACCTTCGAAACACGCCTTATGCAGACGTTTGATTGCCTCCATCTGGTTCAAGGAAAGGCCTAGCTTTCCGATAGATTCATAAAACAGTTTCGTATCCATACTCATAGTTTATAAACTATTTGCATGAAGGTAAACGGATTCATCATACCCGTGAGGGGAAACTGCCGAGCTATGAACGAGGAGCGAAAGAACTTCTCGGTCATGACACATGTTTCCGAGCATCTGTGGAACGACAGACTTGGGGCCTATGTCGAACGTTCGGAGAAGGCCCAGATTAACAACCCAGTCATGTCAAGGGACAGGAACCTCGGGGTGAGGTTCCACTACCGCAGGCATAATGCGTTCCTCGACCAGGAGCGCTACGACAGGATGTCGGCTGACTTCGTGAAGAGGCAGGGTGTATTCATAAAGTACTACACCGTGACGATGGACGTAGACAGCAACTCGCTGTTCCACGAGGACAACTTGCGTACAGTTGACAGGGAGTTCGACTTCCAGGTGCTAATCGGTTTCCAGCCGCAGAAGGAACTTTACGACAGGTACGGAATCCAGTTCGACGGAAAGATGGAGCTCCAATTCCTGATGACCTACTTCCTCGAATGCAATTACCAGTCCCTGAGGGAACACGGCATCAAGCCCTTGTGCTCCCCGACGGAGCACAACCCAATCTGGTACCAGCGAGGATATGAAGATTTCCGTTACTATGGTTACACCGCCCAGCAGATTTTCCCCAAGTCGGGCGACATGCTCAAGTTCGAGTTCAACAACATCTTGTATCAGGTGACCAAGATTTCCGACGAGCAGCCTGAATACGAGTACAAGCAGAGAAAGTACTGGTGGAAGGTATTCGTGGATACGGCTGTGGATTCTGGACAGAAGATATCTGACGACGTTTTGAAGAAACCCGAACAGGAAAACTTCATCAACAACCTCCTCGGAAAGACTACATTCGAGAAGGGAGAAATGGAATCTGGTGCGGATGCTGCAAAGGCGACGACACAGGACGAATACCCATTCGCCGTCAACGCCACTGTGGACGAACTCAAAAAGGACGTCCTGTTCAGGCCGCCCGAAGTTCCAGAATGCGTGGAAAATGTTACCGAATCCCCGTCGTACCAGCCTTGCGAAAAGCTGCTCGGCGGGTGGTAGCTACGTTTTACTACGTGCGCTCAATACGATTTCACGAGTAAACCCTTTTAGGACCCAGAATTCAGACAGATACTTAACCGTATCAACTTCCGTTGCACTGGAACGATGTAATGGTCCATGGCCTCGTTTCACCTCATTGCCAGACTTTATTGCAGAAGTCAATACTGCTTTCCATTTTTCGCTACTGCTACTCATAGTCTATTCACCAATAGAAAGTGCTGTATTCAACCACTCGATTACAGGCGTGTTGTCCTCGCCTTCGAAGTATTTTCCACCAATGCTTTCGCCTTTTTGGATTATGCAATGAACGCAGTTAAGATTTTCAGCATCAATAATGGCAGATACCCTGTAGTCGCCTTTCATTAGGGAAACTTCAACATCGTCGCTAGAAAACACGAACTTTATCGAGTCAGGCTTTACCGATACCTTCTTGATGATGTCTTCCAACCGAGAGGTAAACTTCTGCATCTTTACCGTGTAAGCATACAGGTCAAAAGGCCTACCCTTGGTCATCATAAGCTCAATGCGGCAATACGAATTGAGCCCCCGACTCACAGCGGCTTCGATGAGGTCTGGCTCAATGACCTCGACGGACAATACGGCGTGGTTCTTTTTCATCGGAATTCCCTCTCGATTTCACTTCCGTCAACGCCCAAGCTACAAATGCGTCGGAGCAATCCTCGGACTCTTTGTATCGTTTACAGAACTTGAACGCAGGGCACTCTTCGCATTCGTCAGTTGCAAATACCCTCATCAGTCTGCGGATATTCTTTTCGTTCTTGACAAATTTCTGTATCCTGTTCATTATTCCGCCTTTACATGCTTGAAACCCAACTTCATTGCTTCGGCCACAGTGATTTCATCACCATCCTTGTACACCTTTCCTGTTTTTTCGTTGACTTCACCAGCCTTGAACGTAGAAGCAGGAACAGGATAGCCAGGATGGAAAGTGTACATCACTTCCCCAAGACCTTCCTCGGGCCCGCTGATAAGAATAGTGAACCCGACATACTTACGCTTGTCCGTCTTGATGCACAGCGACAAGAAACCAGTGTTCTTGAAATCGTTGAAATGGCATACGTCATCTGGGTCGAACTCAGCAAGGTCGAGCATTCCGTGATGGCCATGGATATCCGTGGTAATCACAGCATTGCAACCAGGGGAGAGAACGCCATTATTATCCACCCACCTACACCACCTAGCGTTCATCAAGGCGTTTTCCAAGTCCTCGACGCTCGTGTAGTCCGTCGTGGAACCGATTCCATTAGCGAGTCTTTGCCTCAGGCAAGAATTAAAATAATCAGGAAGAACCCTCTTGGTCTTCTGGATTAAATCTTGGATTTGTTTGTCTAAATACGTCATACCGTCTCCTCGGTTTAACACCTATACTGAACCAACAACTTAGTCAAAACACCGAAACCCACGACAGGAACGATGATTGAAATAATGTAAACAAATTCTCTTAGCATGTTGTATGTACACTTATCTAGGGAATCAGCCCAATTCCAGGCATTCCATACGGCAAGTGCAGCGAACAGCAAATCAAGAAAGATTAACGTAGTGCGAATTTCTTCTGGCATATCAGCACCCATCCGTTTTTGGGCAAAGGTTATCACCAAGCAGTTCCTTAACCGCCTTTTCAATTTGTTTCATATTGTAGCAATTCGACTTCTTGTGTCCTTTACTGACGACGTAGTAATCCGACAGCCACGGGTCCTGATGTTCTTTCCGTACGACAAGATGGGTTCTTCCACAATAGATGTGGTATTCGGAATCAATGAC